TCCTGGGTTGCTTCCTGGGTTGCTTCCTGGGTTGCTTCCTGGGTTGCTTCCTGGGTTGCTTCCTGGGAGGTCTGTTCACCTTCCATTACACCAACCTGCTCAGTCTCATCTACTGTAGGAGTAGCTGGGGTTTCTGCTATTACTTTCTTTTTAGCCATAATGTTGTTTTAATTAAAATAGGGAGCGGAGTATCAGTCACCTCCACTCCCTACACATTCATTTTTCGAGATACTAATCGTTATCCGTTGTTGCTGCTTCCACTTGCGGCAGAGCCATAAGCGTAAGTAGTCCAAATGACGATTTCAGAAGGAAGAACGATGTTGACATCGACCTTCATGCGCATCTGGAAGAAGTACAGCTCAGAGTTGGCTTGCAGCTTCTCTACCTTCACAGATTCCTGGTCGGTAGCGTAGTCAACGCCCATCCAGAGGCAGCTATCCATTTCCTTGGTGAACTTACCAAGAGCGATAGTCTGTTCGGGAATACCGTCAATGACTACAACACGCTTGCCCTTGAAGCGATACTTGTTCACGTCAGCGTTCTCAGTGTACTTCACGTCCTTGCTGGACAGATACTGGTCGTAAATATCCCAGAGATCCCAGCCCATGACGAACACGAGCTTCTTGCTCTTGCGGAGCTTCTTAGGACACTTGCGATACATCGCGTACAGAGCGGTCTCTACGGCCTGGCCAGTAGAAAGAGCTGTGTTACCAGCGAGAATCACCTTACCAGAAGCAGCCTCGTTCTTCTGAGCCTCAGTTGCGCCAGTAGGATTGGCTGCAACAGCGGCATTGGCAGCGAGGTTGTCGAGGCAGCGTACAATGAAGCCATCGAAATACTTCATCGGGCCAGCATCACTGGTGCCACCGATGGTCACGTTGTCGTTGCTGTTAGAAGTCAGCGTAGGATCTGCGCCACCCTTCTTAGAACACCAGATGCTATCACCGATGTACTGATCCTTGCGGTCAACCAGCAAGTGAAGCATGGTAGCCTGCACCTTCGGATCAAGCTCACGGAAGATAAGCTCGCCTTCGGGCTGGAAGGGCTTCCAATACTCCTCGAAATCACGAGGATTGAACTCCAGATATACCATGAAATCACTGGGATCCAGGTAACGCTCAGCAAACGTGTACTCGTTCATACCGTCTGAGCCAGAACCACCATGAGTGGAGTTGGGAGTAGCAACATTGTCCTGGATAATCTTACCCAGAGATACGTGAGGCAGAACCTTACGCTTCTGAATACCTGGAACAATATGAATCAACCCCTCCTGGTAGGTGTCATTTCCTTGCGCGGTATATACCAGAAGATCCTCAAGGACTTCACCAGCGTAGGTATTACCAGCATAGTTAATTGTTGCCATTACTTATAATTTATTAAAAGTTTCAGTTAAAATGTTTTGAGTTCAACATCACCGACAACGGCCTTCACCTTCTCAGCCATCTTTGCCTGTGCGTCTTTCAGCTGCTCCTCAATGTGATCCTTGTTTGCAGGGTCATTGGCGATTTGCTGCGAGATAACCTCACGTGCTGGGATGGAGTCAAGGGTAGTCTTGACGGTTTCGAGATTGTCCTGGGCCATCTGGATCCAAGAATCCTTGGACTTCTCATCAATTTTGCCAGCGTCAATGGCATCCTGCACGAGCTTTTCAATAGCGGCATCGTGAGCTGCCTTCTCCGCATCCTTGTAGGTCTTGAGGTCAGCCTTAACCTTGTCAAGCTCAGTCTGCATGTTGGTCACAGCAGCTTCCTTACCCTGGTACTCAATCTTGAGTTTATCCAGCTGAGACTGAACCTCCTTGAGATCAGCTTCTGCCTTCAAAAGCTCTGTGATACGACCAGATACAGATGCAACCGCAACGTCAGCAGAAAAACCAAGCTGAGCGGCCACAGCCTCAAAATTTACTTGCTTTTCCATTTTTGTTTGATTTTGGTTTGAATCTTGTTCACTTTGTAAACGAATAGCGGCTACTTCTTCGAGAAGTTTATTTTCATCCACTTCCTCAACGATAGTTGCCATGATGTCGCGCAAAGACACGGCATTTGTTATTCCTTCAATTTGATTTTTTACTTTTTCAGTGACTTGCTTGGAAGTCTTTAGAATATGGTTGGCTGGAAGAATGCCAGCAGCAACAGCTTCTTTCGCGCTGAAATAAGTACCGTCAGCCTCACCTTCACCATCCATAATGGCACGTACCTTTTCTTTCGATAGGCCAAAACGCTTGGTGTAGATGGTCTCAATCTGGGTACGGAAAGCATTGACCATGTTCTTCACATTCTCATCCTCAGAATCCTGCGAGTAAACGAAAGGATTGTGAATCATAAGGATGGAATAATCGTGCATGTACAAATGATCTCCAGCTGACCAGATAACGCTACCCATTGATGCAGCAATACCCTCAATCACACAGTCAACCTCGATAGGACAAGACTGGATGATTGAGAACGTACTCATGCCATACAACACAGAACCACCGTCTGAATTGATAAGGACGATAATCTTCGATGGCTTAACATAGTCTTGCAACCAAAGAAACTCCTCATTAAAGCATTCGGTAGAACAACTGTCAACAGCTCCAAAGAAACGTATAATGGCAGGAGCATTCGCTTCGGCCTTACCAACCACATACTTGAGTTTATTTACGTCCATTGTCAATCAATTTTTTCAAAGAATAGAATGAATTATTTATAAATGTTGAATTTTACTCTTGAAGGTCAGAAAATTGTGCGGCTTGTTCAATGGTCGGCTCATCGTGGTTTTCATGCTTATCCACGTTATTTTCCTCCAATTGGTCAGTATGATTTGTGAACGGAGGCATTACTACATACCTATCCACATAATTCTTATATTTATAGGATGTGTAATCATAGAACCAAATCTGGTAGTCAATCCAGTAGGGCTGTACCCCATCGTCAAAAGTCAATGGCTGATCCCAGTATTGCAACTGAAAGCGGTTGACCAAAGCTGGGAAATCTGCCTTATGCTGATTGATAGCGTCATTGATGAGCGAAAATGCACGGAATCCATCCATTTCTACGTCATCATCACCATTGTTCAAGCGGTTAAGGACATAATGCAGACGCAACACGCCTTTTCCTTCATTAATACGATATGTACCAACATTCCAGTACATATCTATAAAATGAATAAAACAAGCTGGAAATGCGAGAGCGTATTCATTGTTGTATTCATTGTGCTTAATGCGATTCAATTGACCGTTATCCAACTTTATGGTCTTGAACAGCAATGGGCTGTCATCATTGTTTGGGTCAACGTGTATTCCTTCCAGAATCTTACGCACAGCAAGATATACTTCACACATGGCATTCATAGTCACGGCCTCTTCAATGGTCGTTGGCTGTGAAGATTGAGACTCTTGCACTTGTTCCTGGATTGTCTGTATATCTTCTTGCGGTATCGCGTTAAGCAAAGATTTATCTATAATCATTTCGGAAATCCTTCAAATATTTTTACTGATAGAGCTTTAATTCTTTTGTCAAGTACGGTGGAGAAACCTATGAATTGACGTTGAACACTGGGAACTCCAGTGCGTCCGTATGTATGAGAACCGCTTGGGTCGTTATGTACAGCTGCATAACAGAATCCTTTATGTCTGGCAGCTGTTCCAAAAGCATTCGGATCAGTATAAATACGCATCTGCGTCTTTGTCTGTTCCTTATACTTGATGGAGTTTTTCAATGTGCCAGTCTCGTGCATAATCGGATGTTTATAGCTACGAGTACGTTCCCTCCATGTCATAGAGTTGTTGGTATTCATCCTATGCAAATCAAAGGATTCCTGGAACACCTCAACGGCAGCTTTGGAAGCTTCAACCTTGAAGTTCCACAACTGTAATCCAAAACGATGCTGCAACGGCCTCCATTGCTGCGTCAATTGTTCTGGAGTGATGGGCGTTCCGCGTCTATTCCTTATCTTTGCCATTAAAATACTTCTCCTTTATTCGTTGTGAAATAGACTCAAGCTGTTCCCGATGTTCCTCCTTGATCTGGAAGTATGGATGTTCATCGGAAAATATTCTTCCACCTAATGCCACACTCTCCTTGAAAGTAGGATTGAACCAGAACGGCATTGAAGGAACAATTACGCGCTCATTGTTTACATCCTTAATCTGACCATACACATCCTCATCTTCAACAAGGAAGCAGCGGCATCCGTGTTCAATCGGTGGTATGAGCCATGCTGGGAATCGAGACTTTGGTGCCGAATATCCTTCATACTGCAAGTGCCAGGGCCTCACACGCTCATCGCCTTGTGTCATGTAAGTAAGGATGGTGGTTTCCTTCAATTTATACAAGCCAGCCGCAACAATCATGGCATATTCAACATCCATGTCCTCAGTTGCAGCGTATGTCTTGTTATATTTAGCGAATATTGCGTGGAACTCATCGTCCGTATCGTCATCATCTTCATCGCCATCTTCATCATCCAACTCATCTTCATCTGGAAGATTCATCGCCATCTGATACTCTTCTGCAACGGCAAAATCAATGAGGTTGTCAACGGCAGCAAGAATGACGTTACGTTTTGCCTCCTGCTCTGGAGTCAAATTCTCATAGTTCCTCAAAAGGTCAATGGCATCTTCGTATGTTCCACCGAATCCGTCAATGGCGTGGTGAATCAACAAGTCGGCACGTAAAGCCATCAACTCTTCCATCACCTCCCACTGATCGCTGTCTTTATCAATGCTTTCAAGCAACCGCTCGAATATAGCAAGCAGGGCCGCAAATTCTTTCTCTTTGCGTTCCTCATCTTGCTTCGGCAGTTTCTGTGCTTGAACCTGGGAGAGAGAAGCCCTACCGATTACTTTCTCCCCGACAGAAAATTTACGGCTCCACGCGCATGTCCGTACCTTTTATAGTATTCTTCGTCTGACATGATGTAACGGTCGCCATCACCTCCAGTGGAAGCACCACCACCAACGCCACCAGCTTCGAGATTAAGCTGCTTACCGACAACGACACCGAATGTCTTTTCGATTTCGTCAGCGGCAATCTCGTAACGCTCAGTCAAGAACTGGTAGAGGTCAATCTGGTCTTTGTCTGACATTTCAAGACGCTTAGCGTACTTGAACTCCAAACCAGGCTTAATGTAGCCCATCAAAACCAAGCGAGGCAGGATTTCCTCGTTCATCACATTCTCGATATACTCACGGTACACCTCCACACGGTCACGGAATACATCCTGGTGTGCGCGAGTGGAACCGACATACGACTGGGTTTCACCAGCCATAGACTCAGAACCAAGGATGAGGTTCGACACTTCCTTGTTCACCAAAGCAATCAGTCCAGTAAACACCTTCTCAGAGTTTGACATCGTGAATGTCTTGATGTCAACCTCATCGTTCAAGCCAGTAACGACAACCTTATTCTGAGCGGCACTGGCAATATCATTGGCTAATCGCTTGCGGTCAGTCGTACTCTCTGATTCTGTCTTACCATGAATAATTGGCTGGCCGTATGTGTGTGAGAAATTCACGTAGTTAGCCATCGTGAACTTCTTTGCAAGAATCAATGGCGTGGTAGCTGAGAACAGACCAAGTGTTCCAGAGTTGATGAGAATGTAGTGATCACGATATTGGCGGTCATCAAAGTTCCAGCCTGGACTCCACATACTTTGACGCTTTACAATACGCCTTTGGTCGGCCAACACATTACGTCTCTCAATCTGGTTGACGTACTTGAGCTTTCCAGTGCGCTCATCAATATCTGGCAGAATCTCAAGGGCCGTATAACCATAGAGCTTTGACTCTACAATGCCACGGATAATCTTGATGAACTGGGTGCCTTGAATCTTCTTGGTTTCCTCCACATCACGGACATATTTACCCTTCTCATTCAACCTTGCAAGCATATAACGCTCACCGACAATCTGGGATTCCAGTGTTTCAAGAACAGACGCAAGATGGGCATCCTGCTGAACACAAGCGTCATAAAGGTCAATCAGTTTCCCACGGTCATCCAGAACCATACCTTCGTGGATATGACTCTGAATGGACTTGAAGTGACAGTACCTCTCTATCTCTCTGGTATATTCCTGGATTGTTTTCTTGCTCGTGCGGAATATGCTTTCCAGAAGATCTATGTTGAACTTTTCTGAACTTTCTACTGTAGCCATTGAAAAATCTTTTTTCAAAGAATAGAAAATGTCTCTTTAGTCCGTTTTCATGGCATTCAAAAGAGTACATTTCATATAAGTATGCTTTCACTTTTTTGATATGTTAAAATTTGATTGTGTTTCCAAAAATAAACGTATTATTTATAATACGTTTCAAAAATTCTATATGTTAAAAGCATATTTTCATTAGGTAGTTAAAAGATTTTTCCGTAACTTTGCACCCGATTTCATAACCACTTAAACAAAAGTCAGTATGAACACAGAATTAAATTATTATCGAATCAAGACCGAGTGGACTTCCGAGCAAGAAGATGGTTCACTGGTGAAGCTCAAGACAGAAGAGCTTGCGTTTGCAACAAGTTACACAGAGGCTGAGAAAATCGCCTATGCGCTTGTCGAGGATCAGAGACGTGACAAATACGGCTCCGTATCTATTGACATCACAAAGACGAAAATCACAGAACTTCTGTATAACGACATCCTGGTACACGATGAACGCCTTATCGGTGGACTCGTCTGCAACTACTTCGACTCAGAGGATGACCAGGTTGGCATCTATGCTGTCAAGGTCATGTTCATTGACATTGACGAAAAGAGCGGTAAGGAGAAGAAGTCAGTAGAAACTATCTTCACTCCTGCAAAATCCAATACCAATGCTGCTGCATGTATCAACGAGCATCTGGAAGGCTCAATGAGGGATTATGTAATCCGCGACATCAAATTTGACAAGGCCGAGGCTGTTCTTTGGCCGAAGGATATTCAGCAGTCTAAAATGAACCAAGCAGCATAACACTATGCAGCTCAAGGTATCTGGAAGGCCAGTAAATATCACTTGTAACGAGCATTCCTTTCCAGAATTTCCGAATTTGCTCTTCGGGAAAATTGACAAAGCATCCTATTTTGATGCTTCCGCATATCTTCAAGAGAATCATCCAGAGATTAGCGTCATGGATTTTATGTCTCAGTGTGAGCCGCTGATATTAAAGCTGCTCAAATCATACGGCATAACATCCGAACAAGTTTTTATCACTAACCAGGATGGTCACATTTTAATTGATGGTACTTTCAGCTACCTCTTCCTATCTTTTGTTGAACAAGATTTCTTAGCATACATCTTTGATAGGATTCACGAGGTATTCGCTAACGGCTTCTCCGTATCTGACACATATCTACTGCATCATGCTTCAAGACGTTTGTCTAAGGAACTATTGAGCATGATAGCAAATGGAAAATAATCTGAGGGAGTCAGAACACCACATCCTCATATTCAACCCAACCAAGCGTCTTGTCGCAATCGCCCAATCAACATGGGCCGCTGGCCGTATGTTCAAAACCAACCAGCAACGTGTGAAAGACGTTTGCATTGGAAAACAAATATCGACATGTGGGTTCTATTTCCGTTATCTGGACGATAGCGTTGAGGTCACGTTCCAAGACCTTGGAACTCTGTCACTCAAAGAGTATGACGAGTTATGCGGTGTTGACAGACCAATATACGCCACGAACAAAATGAGCCGTAAAGGTATGAAGTATAAAACAAGAAAAAAGCAAGAAGAAGTATGAAAATCAAAATCATCAACAAGTCAGCCAATGAGCTGCCATCCTACGAGACCATCCAGTCCGCTGGAATGGATCTGAGAGCAAACAATGATAATCCCATCATTCTCGCTCCAATGAAACGTGTACTCATCCCGACTGGTCTGTACATTCAGCTTCCAGTTGGTTACGAAGCACAAGTTCGCCCACGCAGCGGACTGGCTCTCAAAAATGGTATAACAGTCCTTAATGCACCTGGAACGGTGGATGCCGATTACCGTGGTGAAATAGGCGTTATCCTCTTTAATGCAAGCGATGAACCGTTTGTCATCAACCGTGGCGAGCGTATCGCCCAGATGGTAATTGCCAAACATGAACGTGCCGAGTTTGAACTCGTTGAATCACTGGATGATTCCGAGCGAGGACAAGGTGGTTTCGGACACACTGGAGTAGCGTAATCATTCATAGGTACGGCATAGGGTAACTTGTGCCGTACCATTAATTTCATACATTATGAGTGCAACAGTACAATCGACCGAGGTGAACAAAATTGAAACATTGTTGGGCCAAATCAAAAAGCACAACGAATCTTACCGTCTTGGATGTCCAGAAGTATCTGACCAAGAATACGATGCAGAAGTAGAACTTCTCAAAAGCCTCGATCCAGACAATGACTGGTTCAAACATACAGAGCCAGTAAACGTGCCGACAAGCCGTAAGGTGTCTCTTCCAATTCCAATGAAATCTCTGAACAAGGTGAAGAACCTTCCAGAACTATTCGCATGGTATAACCAGTTTAACATCAATGAAGAGGAACACGTTATCATCACGCCAAAATTCGATGGCCTCTCACTCCTTTACAACGAGGACACACTCCAGGCTTATTCGAGAGGCGGTGCTGACAACGAAGGCCAGGATTGTACCAAACATGCAAAGATGGCTGGGTTCAAGCGTGATAACAATATTCTCTATTACTCTTTCGGGGAGTTTGTATTCAGCTGCAAAAACTGGGAGGAACACTTTGCAGGAAAGAAGTCGGAAGAGACTGGAGAACCGTACAAATCTCCAAGAAATACGGCAGCTGGATTGCTCATGCGCGACCAGCCTTCCGAGTTGTTAAAGTACGTAGATTTCTTCCGCTACGGCACAGATGACAACTCACTTACACAGTTCAAGACATACATAGACGTATATCGGTATCTTTGCAAGACATACGACCAGCCATTCCTCATGGCCGCAATTCGGCCCAAAGACATCACTGAGGATTATTTGCTCAGTCTATTCAAAGAATGGCGAAAGCAATACTACATTGATGGTTTGGTCATCTATATCAACGACCTTTCCCTCTGGGAGAAGATTGGCCGACACACGACAACTGGCAATCCTCTATACGCCATTGCATACAAACATCCAGACTTCACGGAATCTTTCGAGACTACCGTAAAAGGAATTGCATGGAGAGCAAGTAAGGCTGGAGCATTGAAGCCAGTTGTAAATATCGAGACAGTTGACACTGGTGATTGCCAGATGGAGAATCCTACTGGCTACAACGCAGGATGGATTAACAACATGGAAATCGCCAAAGGTGCCAAAATCCTCGTCACTCGATCTGGAGGCGTGATACCTAAGATTCTCCAGACTCTCATTCCTGCCACCGAAGAAGAACAGCATGAAATGTGGGATGAACTGGCATTCTGTCCTCATTGCGGAGAGCCTACGTCTTGGAACTCAAGCTACAAGGAACTCATGTGTACAAATCCAGATTGTCCTGGCATCAAGCTCGCCAAAATCATATTCTTCTTCACGATATGCGGTGCGGAGAATATGGGTGAAGAAACATTCGCTAAACTCTACGATGCTGGCTTCACATCCATAAAGGCTATACTCAATATGACAGCTTCCGATGTTATGAGTATTGATGGATTCGGAGAAAACATGGCCAGCATTATTGCCGAGAACGCGAATAAGATCAAAGCTGGAGTCGAACTGCCTACGCTAATGCAAGCAAGCGACTGTTTCCCAGGTATCGGAAAGGTGAAGGCCCAGAAGATTATTGAAAAACTGTCAGAGGAAAGCCTGGAAGATCTGTATGACGATGAAGTCATCATAGACGTTGAAACCAACAAAGAACTCGTGAAAGAGGCTGAAAACGAAACGTGGCGTTCATTCTTCCAGGGCTACAATGCCTTCAAGAAATTCATAAAAGACAATGGGCTTACCATCAAAGAGCCAGAAAAAGTTGCCGTTGACGCAAACGGACAGTTCAAGGGAATGTCTATTTGCTTCTCTGGAGTCAGAGACGCTTCACTGGAACAGCGCATAGTCGCTGGAGGTGGTGCCATTGCCAGCGGTGTCAGCAAGAATACAACGCACCTTGTGGTCAAGGATAAATCGGGAACATCAAGTAAAATCTCAAAAGCAAACCAACTTGGTATTCCAATTATCCAGATTGATGAATTTGACGATTTCTTCAAAGTATGATGAAAGTGGAGGTCTTAGGGCCTCCATTTTTGTTTGAAATGTTAAATTTTGACTCATTTGCACATTTTTTCAAAGTATTATTTGGCGGTTAGAATTTCATTTTGTAACTTTGCACCACAAAAGTGAAACAAAAGCAATTTATGGCAAAGAAAAATCAACTCACAACAAGCGACTATCTGGAGTATAGCGAATATGAACGGCTCCTGGAATGTCTGCACAAGGACGGTAAGCTGTTATGGGAACTCTACGCAAGAATTTCCTTCTGTACAGCTTGTCGGGCATCTGATGTACTTAATTTCAGATGGAAAGATATTCTTGACAAGGATTTCCTCAATGTTACAGAGCAAAAGACTGGAAAGACTCGCGCCATCAAGATAAACGGAACTGTCAAGAGGCGCATACGGCTACTCTATGAACTAATGGACTCTCCAGAAAAGAACGACTACATCTTCAAGAGTCCGTACACTGGAAGGTCTCTCACTATCCAGTGTATCAACAAGCAGCTCAAGGAGTTCAAGTGGAAGTACAAACTCAACATTGACCACTTCTCCACCCATACATTCCGTAAGACATTCGGACGCTACGTTTATGAAACAAACAACCGTAGCGCAGAAAGCCTTATCTTACTCAACAAGATTCTGAACCATACGAGCATCCAGATTACCAAGACTTACATCGGTATCACGCAGGACGAGATCAACAATATCTTCGACTCCATCAAGTTCTGATACCACCCCAATAAATTGAAGCGCATTCGTGCGCCCTTGCATCTTATTTATTCACAGTTTAGCAAATTCATTATGTGTGAAAGTGCAAGGAAGGCGAATGCTTCCAAAAACGCTTGTTCTATTTGCGGTGGTAGCATTAATATCGGAGAGTTCGATATTAGGGCAATCCTTACCAGAAAGATGAAGGCAGAACACCTCTGCTTTACGTGTGCTTTCTGGAAAGACAAGATCGACCATCCAGTTCCAGGAAGAGAAATTATCAATGGTTGTCATTATGTGTTCCATGAATGGCTCAGACAGCCAGTACCTTTCCAGGGCAGTTGTGGCCATCATTATTACATCCTCAAAACGGATGGCAGTGTAAAACGCTCAAACAACGTATGGTTCCAAGGAGAGATTCCAGAGCGTTTCAAAAGACAGTTACCAAACACAGCAAGACTCATCACGAAGAAAGCCTACTATCTCATCAAGAACATGGGCGACTTCAAATGTTGCAAAAAGGGTTGCTGGGATCGCTACCATTGCTATTTTTATGACCACACCATTGAAGCTGAGACTGGCCCTTGGAACCAGATTCCAAAGAACCACAAGGTCGGTGCTGAAAACTGTGAAACTTTCCTCAATATGAACACGATGTATGAACAGTAGTGCCTTGCTAACAATACTTGCGTGTATTCTAATTGTCGGCATCATCATTTTAATAATGGCCGTTAGAAGCACCAATAGGCATATCGAAGCACTCGCTTTCTGTATGCACGAGATTCACAAATCTGTATCTCAACAGAGATATATTGACAAGAATCTGGAGAACTTCAAAATAGGTTCTCTCAAATACATCCTCATCGGCACAAGGCTATACATATCAGCTATCATGGAGAAATCAATCATGGAAGAGCGATATGAAGATGCCCAGCAATGTAAAAATGCAATCAAAGAAATTTCAAAACTTATAGATTTTTAATTATGGAATATGTATTAGGATTAATCGTATTGATTGTGCTGTTAGCAATCGTTGTGTTCATTCCGTGCTTCATCATTCAGAGTCTCGCTTGCAAAGACTGTCCTCTGAAAGAGAAATGCGAGAAAGAAGTGAGAGACAATGGCATCACGCTATGCCACAACAACAACCATCTACACATGAATTATTTTAATCACTTCAACCCAATGATATGATAGGCGCAACAATACCCATCGTCTGTTCAACCCCAGCCGTTGACAATAGTGTCCAGATAGAGACAATCACACCAGACTGGCCACAAGAAGTAACATTCACATTCCAGGTTCCAGCCGCTATGATAACGACTGAAACAATTGTGAAGCGACACAAAAAGAAAGATCCGTACATAACCTACATATCTCGCCATCACAGCAGAACATCAAAGCTGATGACTGGATATTCTCGCGTGAACTACTGGAAGCGCATAAGAAGCAGTATTTGGCAAAAACCATCTGCCAACATCCTTCCGACAATTCAACTCATATTCATTTTAATACTCATACAATTATGATTCTTGAAAAACTCTCAAAGGAAAAGCTCATAGAAGCTCTACACAAACCAATCATGGAATGCTCTGAGGAAGAAATCAGATTCGTGTTCCACATTTTTGGATTCGACCTCAAAGAAGCTTGCTTCAATGATAACATCGGAATGAATTTCGAGGTGCATTACAAGCGCGTGTACATCGTGCGTGTCGTGTGTACATTATCTCATCTTCTCAGTTTCGAGAACGAGTACATCGACTTTGGCGACAAAACGCATGGAATCTCAATGGGCCACACTGAGACATTGGCAGAGACTATGGTGGTGTTCATCAACATGTTCACGCCCAACCTCCTCCAGTCTGCTGGATATGAAATCAAGTATGACCCAGAAAACTCTCTGTTTGAAAATCTGGAAGAGGCTCAGGATTATCTCAAGACCATCCAGGAAGAGGCTCAGAAGATTATCAGCGTGAACCATCCAGACCCAGTTCCAGCCCCAACCCCTAAAAAAGAGAATCCAGATGAAGCAACCAATTGATTTAGTCATTCCATACGTAAACTACACTGATGAGGAATGGCAGCAAACATTCATCGCTACATGTGAGCAAAACAACATCACACCAGCACCAGAAAGATGGTGCGATATGGGTACTCTGGTGTATTTGTTCAGAGGCGTTGCTCAGTATATGCCCTGGGTGAGAACGGTTCATCTTCTCGTTGAACGTGAAAGCCAGGTGCCAAAATGGATTGACCGCTCCAAGGTAAACATCGTGTACCACCATGACATCATACCTTCATGGAACCTTCCGACATACAATTCACAGTGCTTTGAATTGTTCCTTCACAAAATCAAAGGACTCAGCGACTACTTCTTGTACGGAAACGATGACATTTTCCCATTGCAGCCAATGGAGCCAGAGGATTTCTTCGACAAGGACACGATGAGGCCCAAGATAAGAGCATTCGTATCGAATGTAAGCATTATCGACACGTACACTTTTGCACTCCATAACAGCGAAAGATTTGCTCGCAGAATGTTGGAAAGCGGAGAAGTGAACCTTGACAAATCATTTAGGTTCGGACATTCCATCAACCCAATGTGCAAGGCTACCTGGCAGAAAATCTGGGAATTTGATGAGAACGCCATAAAAGGCTCCCTTACGACATTCCGAGACAGCAGGAACATGAACCAGGACGTACACCAATGCTACCATTATCTGAGCGGAAACTACACCAGAAGCAACCGAAAGACAATGTACACCAATGTCAAAGATATGCAGAAAGTCCTGGATGGCATCCGCAGCACCGATGTACAAATGCTCTGCATCAATGACACGGCAGTTGACAACATAGAGCAAGTTTCAATGATTATTAACTTTGAGCTTCAAAAGAAGTTCCCAGAAAAATGTAAATACGAATTATGAACAGAGAAGAATTAGCAAAGATGTGGGCCGACAAGTTTGACGCTATATATCTGCTGCACTTTATACCCAGCAAAGACAGACTGGCTCCAGCACTGGAAGAATTGAACCGCGTAGGCATCACTGATCATCCGAAATTCGTTCTGGATGAGAAAGTGTTCACGCCTTTTGACCGCATCATCTTCAAAAATCTCCGTAGGCCGTACTATGGCGACAACATGACTGAAAAACAGCGCAGAATCCTGGATATTTCCAAGCAGCACTACGATGTCATCAAGAAGGCGTATGAAAGCGGCTACAAGCGCATTCTCATCATGGAAGATGACGTATGCTTCCTCAGAGACCTCGATCTGATTAAAACATACATCACCAATATGCCAAACAACTTTGACATACACATCCTGGATTACAGATTCTATCATCCGATGGATAGCGTGAAGCCGACTGTAGAGGAAAAATACAACAAGGCCCTGGCAGCAAAAATCAACGACTACTACTGTAACGTATCTGACTTTGAGGCCATATATTCGGCAGCTTGCTACGCCATCAACAGAACGTACATGTATCACATCATCCAGAACACGGAATATCAGCTCCAGCCGATTGACATGCTGACATGTGCCACGCCTGGGAACATTGATGAACACATGAGATTCAAACGCTGCATACCAGTGAAGAACGTGGCCATCCAGAGAGCAATCGGCTCATGCGCAACTGGTGGCAACAAGAACGTGAAGATTTACAAAATGTATGACGATCTGAAATTGGATGTCAACGATTATGCAATAGAAATTAACTGTTAAGCCTTGGGCGGCTTTGTAAAACCCAAAAACAAACATTATGAATTTCGGACAAGCAATTGAAGCAGTAAAGCAAGGAAAGCTTGCAGCTCGTAAGGGATGGAATGGTAAGGGCATGTTTATCTTCATGCGCCCAGAGTGTGAACTGACAGCAGAAACAGTGGTTCTGAAAGTCCAGTCGCTCCCATCTGCATTCAAGGAATGGGTCGCTAAGAACTACAGCGACTCACAGAAGGATGTCATCAAGTTCACTCCGTACCTCTGTATGAAAGCAGCTGACAACACCGTTGTGAACGGTTGGCTGGCTTCTCAGACCGACATGCTATCTGAGGACTGGGAGATTCTGTAACCAGTCCGTTTTCTGCCACTTCATAGATTATTTGGAGTGGCAGAAAAATTTTCTCGCAAAATCGTAAACATTCATATACAAGCAAGTCTATTCATAGTAAAAACAAAAGCAATGACAAGAAAAAGTATCATTATTGATTTCGACATTGATTTGAAGTTCTGGCACTTGATACCTTCCATCAATATCAACCTTCACTCACATGAGCTGGAGTTTGAATTTATGTGCATTGGATTGTACGCATCAATCAAGAAGCCAGCTGAGAGTGAATCGTGGGATAAGCTTCCAAAGTTCAAATCTTTATTCAAATAAGTGTATGGACGAAATATACAAACGATATAATCTCATGGTAGATCTCAAGCGTTATTATAAATCAATATCGCAAGAAGAACTACAAAAAGCCATCCAAGCATGTGCGGCCACGAAGGAAGAAATGGAGAGCGTGGCCAAACAAATTGGAGCGGCCATCAAACAGCCATCACTATCAGATATGCAACAACAGCTTCAAGCATATCTGAAAGGCTACAGCAAACAAAATATTGACCGCAGGAAACGTCATGGTAAATGCCGATTTGACAAGCAGGGGCTTATTCGTAGAATGTGTACATACTGGAATAAACCTATATTGCCAGATACTTGCAAGAAATGTATTAAAGACAATAAAATATGAAAGAAGAAATCAGATACCTATATGATAACCGCGCAACCGACAATGTTGTAAAGGCGCACATCATCGCATATCTACCACATCCAGAACGGCCAGATGACAAACTAATTGTTTATCGCTGGTTCGGAATCCATAAACAATATTGGTGGTATGGTGTCACGGATGAGGAAGAGCAAGATTTATGGAAAGATTATGTTCAAAAGGCTCTAAAGCTTAGAAAGGAAAGAAGATGCAAGAAACATTATACATAATAAAATACAAACAATGAAATTATCAAATATTACATTTACTGGCATTGACGGTCGTACAGACCTTGGTGTCTTATGGGAAATTCAACAGAAGTACCCAATTGTAGAATGGGGTGTATTGGTTGCTAAGAACTGGAAGGACAATGGCAATCGTTATTTCAACCCAAGTTATTTGGACTCTTTAGAAAATCGCGGACTCAATCTGTCCGCACATCTTTGTGGCAGCATAGCTCGTGCGGCTGTTAGAGGAGATATAGAACCATTCAGAGAATGGGCGTGTGGCTATAGCTACATATTTCAACGCTGTCAACTCAACGTAGCGACATCACAAAACAACCCCATGAGTTTTGACTATTCGGGCGAAATCTGCAATTATTTCGATGAAGTCATTTTACAACAGAAGTCGGCTCGTGAAGTGCCATTATTCCTCAACAGCAAAGTAAGTCGCCACATTACATGCCTTCTTGATGCCAGTGGAGGACAAGGTATCGACACGCCTATTGAGATATTGAATCTGCCACATAAGATTGGATATGCTGGAGGTATCAATGCAGATAACGTGGCAGACAAGCTCGCATACCTACTTGAAAGTGATGACGTGTATGATTTCTGGATTGATATGGAAAGCGGAGTCCGCACAAACGACTGGTTTGATACCGACAAAGTATGGCACATTCTGGAAGTTTGCGACAAAATTATTAAAATGTATGAGCCGTAAATTGACCAGAAAAGACAAGCTGATTCACGCATCTGATTTCAAGTGCGTAGAATGCGGAGAGCAAGCGGAAGTATTCTTTCCAGTCATGGATCCAGATATTCCGTCTTACCCATATTGCAAAAAGTGTGCTGACAAGGCCCACCAAGAATTAATCATCAAAATACTCGAAATAGACAGAAAATACAACAATGGAGAGAATTGACTTATACAACCAGAGGTCGCTCACGATGGACGAAATGAGCGAACTGTTCGCGGCAAATAACCCTGGGTTTATTCCGACACTCCAGGCGGTTGGCCGCTACGCAAGGAAAATAGGCTTCAAACGTGCCACACAGCGGCAGAACGGAAAACAAGTGTACTTCTATGTAAAACCTCAGAACAATGGAATCTAACATCATCATCCCATACAGCCATCACCACCGTGATTGCGCGATGATGATTGGCAAACCATGTACCCAGGCTGTGTTCGAGTATCTGTTCGATGAATACCAGGCCAGAATGAAGGCTGGGAAACCGATAGCGGATATTCCGTTCAGCAAGTCCAAGATTTCAAAGGCCAGATCAATCAACCGCGAGACGGTGGGCAGGACTCTTGATGCACTGGAGAAAATGAAGCTCATTACAATCAATGACAATTACTATTCTCTGGATGGCAAACTGTACATGGCCCTCATCAAAGCATTCTCAGCTACACCATACAACAATCGGCAGCGTTTCATTGAGTTGCTGGCAGACGGTTGTATTGATGAGCTGGAAGCGTTTGGTGTATCACTTGATGGGGTTTCTGAAAAAGAAATCGCAGCAATGTCTGGTTCAATCATCGAAACTGACGATTTTTCGGCAGGGTTGTCGAAAAACCAGCAAGTATGTATAAAAACCGACAGTGTTGTCGAAAATCCGTCACCTATGTCGAAAAACCAGCAGTGGTGTCGATTTTTCGACAAGTATAACGCCAATTTTGTCGATTTTTCGGCAGTAATTCGTGAAAATATGTCGGATTTCCAGCAAGTGTGTCGATTTTTATGCACCCTTACCGATGAGGAATTGCCAGATTCCGACATTCAGAAGCTCGCAAAGGCCATCACTGACGGAAAATCGACACTCGATGATGAAGAAATGCAGATTTTTCTCCTCCTGGGGTGTCGATTTTTATGCAGGGGGGTGACGGATTTCCGACAGTTAGGTGTCGATTTTTCGTCACCAGAAATAAATATAAATAATAAAATAAAAAAAGAAAGTTCCAAGCGAAGCTTGGTAAAAGAAAAAGAAAAAAAAGAAGAACTTGATTCAAACATTCCAGACCAAGATGAAGAAGATGACGAGCCATCTGACTTCCAGGTTGACCCAAACATGATGGGTGACTCTTTGCTCCTTTACCAGCTTGACAAGAAAAAGAAGAGCCTTCCTTACTTCCCAGCTTCATCCATTGAAGAATTTACATCCGACATCCGAAACTGTCTCGATCGTGCCGACAAAATTTTCATCAACAAGCTATGGGAACTTTTCCATGACCATTTCGACCAGGACGAGAACAAGGACGATGAAGGCAATGTGATTTGCGATGCCAGTACGGAAGTTGATAACAAGGCCATCTTCAAGGATGACTTCATCCCAGACTTCATTCGATATGCAAGAGAGGAAACCGAGAACATTATCCAGAACGGACAGGTTAAAGTTGATGGCGAGGAGTATGAAGTGACAGCACAGCCTATTGACGGAAACGACTACTACCTCATCCCAGGATTTGAAATCAAGACTCTTTGTGATGGCGACCATTATATCGTGTCAGCATCCAGAGTCCACAATATCTTCGGAGAGCAAATCAAGGACACTCCAGCCAACGTCAAGACGCAGCGTGGCAATGAGGCTGGCCGTGAAGATGACTACGCCTACATGAGAAAGGTCATCCAGATTGGTTCCGATGATGAGCTTTACAGCAAGCTTACACCGATTGAACTGGCCGTTTACAACTTCCTATGTGACAATTTCCAGATTGATGAGAACGGAGAGATCCTGGATGTCAACCAATCGTTCCTCCCAGAGAGACAGTTCAGATTGTTCCTGGCAGAGATAAAGCAAAACGGAATAACCCAGAACGAGTTCGTTGAGGTAATCTTTAACAACAAGCTCGATGAAGGTGGCATATCATTACGCAACCGTATGTTCTCAGCCCAGAAGATTCGGAACTGGAATACCAAGCACAGCGTCACCAGCATCGTTGACGAATATGAACATCAAACCCAGGAATAGGCAATGGACGTTGAATACAAAAACAGACTCCTTGCGAAATACAAGGATATAGCCGACAAGTATCTGGAGGAAGAGACCAAACATCCACTCACTCCAGAGGAAATCGAAAAAGAGAGAAAAAGGCTGGGTGCGTTACGAATGGTGTATGGCGCAACATAACAACATCATTTCGCCAGCCTATTGCGCAACAATTCATTGAAGTTGCTGAGATACCCCAGTGCCTCGTCATAATCCAGGAAATAGTTTCCAGCTATGTAACGGAAGTGAGAGGTCGGGGTATCTTTTTCTTTGTCCTGCACGAGCTTCATCTTATCGTTGATGTACCAGTATTTTTCTCCTTTAGCGGCCTTGCATACGACTGGCTCGATACGATGAAGCTTATCATTCCACACTTTGCCCAGCTTATTCAGTTCACGGTTCATGCGTCTGGTGGCCACTACGGTTTGTAGCGTGAAATGAT